ACCAGTTCCAGTCGGGTGTACTTCAAAATCTACAACAGCTCTTTCGTCAAGAATGCCCTGCTGCGCGTCAGCTTCGTCCCAGTAACATTCAACAGAAAGCGTGTTAGTTTTCAAGCCTTCTTTGAAAGTTCGGGTAGAATCACCCATTACAGAATCTTCGATAGTGTCAGCAGAACCGTCGAAAGTAAAAGAACGAACCTCACCAACCACAGCGACAGAGCCGCCACTAGCTGCGATTTTTACTACACCTGATGCGCCTGTTTTAGTCGCCATGATAAATACCTCTAATTAAAGTTAAGTGTTGCCGCGAGTATATTGGTATAAAACGCGGATTGTCATAATAACCCCACCAATGGGGTCAATAGAACCTTGATCGATCTCAATGCTGGTAATCTGCGTATCTATGGCATAACCACCACGCAACCTGTCAACATCAAGAGCTTCTTCAACTGCTTCGATAATGTTATTTCTGGCCGTATCTATAACCGAGCCCTTAACAAAACAAACCAATTCATAATTTATCGTTCCCATACGCTGAGTGAGCGAACCACCAAGCGAACTATCCTCTCTGTCCTCTCCTGCGCTTCTAACTAGAATTGCTGGGTACTGGGCGTTGGATAGCTTGTCGAAAGCGAAAGGCTCTCTAGTAACGTATTTAATGCCAATAGGTGCAGTTACTGCCTGAAGTGTCGCTACCAAGTTATTGGCTATATTTTCTCTTACACTCATTTCAACGCCTTAAAGAATACCTGCCCAAGTCTTTTCTCTTCTGATCTGTTAAACCCAAAAAACGGCCTAGATTTATTATTCATTGCAGCCTTTTTAGACTCTGATGCTTTGGTGAAGAATATCTCCGCCTGCTTAGAGCTTGCCCTTGTAGTCATGCTGCCAAGCATATTGCCTGTAAACTGTAGATCAACTGTAGTCCCTCTACCTTTGCTTGCTCTAAATGCAGCATATTCTGGGCTATAACTCTCAAAAGCACCTTTGTAGCCAACCCCTTTGCGGGTTCTATCTTCAATAATATTAACGCCAGCCTGAGCAGTTAAAGACAGTGCCGACTTGACGCTTGCAGATAATTCCTTGCCTTTCTTACCAATACGCTTGGCAACATCTTTGGCGTTGGCTTTTATCTGAACCTGCATTATCTGGTCAGCCTTCCTGCGCCTACAGCAACCTTTTCCTTATCTTCGACGTTACCATCTCCATCTGCGTCGTATTCAACGCCATCTTGCAGGATAGCTTCTAGCTCTTCACCGTACCTAGACTTGTAAAAATCTATCATGCTGGTAAACCTATCGCCATCAACCCAGTTAGTCAACTGAGGCAAAGCGTAACGCCACAGGACAAGATACGATGAGCATCTAGTAAATTGCGAGTCAGTAAGTTTTGCGCTATCCATCTCGCCAGACAGGTGCTTCTTAGGCCACCATTTAATGCGAAGCTCTCGCTCTATATCTGATTGCGCCTTGGTATGCTCATCAGTAAAAGCGGTAATACCTAGCTCCAGAATGTCCGGGACTAGATCAACTAAGTTTGCGTCTGTACTAAATGCCATCTATATCACCACTTTACCAAATCTGCCCAGTATGCCGCTGATGCGGTTTTGTCTTTTCGGCCTTTCGCTATTTCTTTGGCGAACCTAGCCTTAAACGATCTTCTCTTTGCTTTGTCGGCCTCAGACTCGTTTTTTCTTGGCGGCTTGTTATCTGCGCCCTGCTGCCCGAATCTAATTAGCTTAACCTTATCGCCCTCTTTAGCTAAGACAGCGTGACTCTTGCTGTCATGCTTTGGCGTTCTCTTTGGCTTGTTGTAGCCCTCGAACCTTTCACCGCGATACGTTATAGCCATAATTACCTCAAAGGAAAGCCCCCTCTCTCGAAGGGGCAATCGTAGTCTTACAGAGTTGCGTCAGACAGCAGCTCAACACCGAACGAATCGTCCAGCTCGCCAACACCATAAATGGCAGTAGCGTTAAGCTCCCAAGCGCGGTTAGATGCGTCACGCTGAGGCTCAATGTTGAAGTCACGCTTCATAGCAATAGCAAGAGCTTCTGGAGCAAATACAGCACCTTTAGCGTCTCCATTCCCGTCGATAGCTACGTTAGCTGACTCGTAAACATTGATACCAGCGATGCTGCCTACGTATCCGTTTCGCATAGCTTCGTTCTGAAGATCGCCACCGTTAGGATTGGCGAAAGTGTTAGTCAGGTTAGCTTTCAAAGCGTAAGCCTGATAAGGGTGAACTACAGCGTTAATTACGCCAGTGACTTTGTTAGCGCGCAGAGTAGCAGCGGCCTTGAACAAGTCAGCAACAGTAATTTCTGAAGCAGCAGCACCAAACGAAGAAGAGAAGCCGTCAAACAAAGCGATAAGGTCAGTATCGATCTTAGTAGCGATAGCGTTACCAAGTACAGTACCAAGCTCGTCAGCAGGGTTGCCCGCTCCCATAGCGGCCAGATCAGTAAGCAGAACCTGTGCGCCCACTTCGCCAACAGTTACAGAAACTGAAGAAGTAGATACAGAAGTGCTACTCATGTCGGTGCCTTCAGTCAAACTAGCAGCAGCAATTGCTGGGTACTTAGGAACCTGAATAGTTTTGCCAGCCTGTGCGCCAATGTTGTACTGAGTAACAAGACCCATCATTAGTGATTGCTCTTCGGCAGTGAAACGAGCCTGAGCGATAATATTGACAAACAAGTCGTCAAGTGAAATTGAAGTTGTTGCAGCCATGATAAATGCCTCTAAATAAAATTAAATTAAATGTGGTTTTGGTTACTTTCGCTTCATTGCAGCAAATGCTTCTTTGCCACCCTGATCCCAGTTTGCAACCATATCTGCCACAGATTGAGGCTTCTGCGTAGAGCCACCAGCGTTACCCATTGAGCCAGTGCCACCTTGTGAGGCTTTGACCATGTGCGGGTTTACTGTCAAGAACTCAGCTACCATCTCATTGACTGATAGCAAATCACCGCTGTCATTGTAGCGCGGGGTTCCGTTATCGTCCAGCACCTCGACGTTCCCATCGTCTGATAGTCGGGTGTTGCTTTTAAGTAGCTGTGATACTTGAATAGGATTTACAGCGTTATGGTTACTCGCTGCGCCCAGAATCGCTCCATCTACCAGCGTCTGTTGCAGCTTTGACTTGTAGCTCTGTATCTCCAAATCTTTTTTCTCGACTGTTTTCTTCAGGATAATGTCAAACTCTCCGCGTTCTTTTTGTCGCTCTAGCTCTGCGGCTTCTTTTTGTGCCAACAGGTCTCTAGCTTCATCAAGATCAACGCCTGATAGTCTTTTATCGAACTTGCGCTGCTCTCTTGCTACGCGATCCGCGACAATGCGGTCTAGTTCTTCCTGAGTAAATGTCTTTGTTTCCTGACTTTCTACTGCCACAGTTTCAGTCTCTGCTTGTGTATCCATGATTTCATCGCTCATGTAACGTGCCTCTTAAAGAGTATTGGTGAATCGTTAGTGTAGCATAATTGTTTATTTTTTAACCACTTTCTTCTTTTTCTTTGGTCGGCCTACTTTACTGCCATACGTACCTGCGCCTTTTGGCATATCTACACCTCAATTACTGGTCGCCATCTGTGACGACAGTTATAGCCACCAGCAGAAACGAAAGCATTGGAGTCTATCTTGCCAGCCCATTCGCCCTGCCATATTTCCTGTATTTCTTTAATGGTTAATGTCTTGTTGACGTGACGACCACAAAATTCCCTTGTCGCTTCATCGTCGGGGCCGCGATAAGTAAACTTATCAATGCCACTGTCTAAAGCTATTCTGGTATTGATTGATCTATCAAACTGCAACAGGGAGTCGTGTAGCTGCTGGCTTGCATATCTTGCCATATCCTTTCCGACAAACTCTTTTATGTTAGCAACGCCTACCGAGAAAGACTGGCCGGTCAATGTTGATTCGTAAACCTGCTTTGCGATTATATCCAGATACTCAGAGCCAAAGTTCTCCATACCTCTAAAACTTAGCGACTGAAGCTGGGATATTACAGTCGGGTCTAGCTTTGCAAAATCGCCATAGGTGGACAGCATGGCCGCAACCTCATCAGCAACTACGCTGTATTCCCTTACTAGACTATCTACAACCTGCAAGTATTCCTGCTCTATCGCTTCTCTAATCTGAACCCTCGCTTGGATAGCCCATTCAAGATCGAACAACGCCCCATCTTTCAGGGGCGCAGTAGCCATAAGGTCTACTATTCTATTCTCTAGCTTTAAAAGCGCAGCAACAAGTTTAGCTTGATGATCTTCAGCCCTTGCTAGTACCGCCTTTAGCTGGTCGGTATCTTCTGGCATTATTCTGTAGTCTCTATCCCAAACTGACCAATAGGTTGCGATCCAGCTTCAATCTCACTGTGAGACCTTGCCAGCATCTCATCGTCAAGGATAAGGTCGCTGATCTTTTTGTCTATCTCTTGCATTAGCGTGACCGACTTAACGCCTGTAGATCGCATCTGCTGCAAGAACACCAGTTCCTTATCATAGTCTCTTAGGTCGAATGCGTCAGGGTAGAAGATTTCAACGTCAGGTTTAACGCCTAACCAGTCGCAGAATAGCTCCCACAACTGCTCCTCTGCTAGTTCCAGTATGTCGGCCTTTTCTGATAGCTTAGCGTTTAACATCTGGAACTCTGTCTGCATGGCTACGCCTGATTGAGTCATCGCCTCAGTGCCTCTAACCGCGCCCATGTGAGCCATGCGATTAATCGCCTCTACCTTGTCTTTGATAGAGTTTCTAACTGCGTCTAGGTTTTGACCGCTAGGCTGCATCTGATACGGCTTTAGGCTCGCATCCATATCGTCTGGCATATTGATAATAGAACCAGCCCCTGCGCTTGCGTCGGTCTGGAAAGACTTTACTAGGGTAGGGTGGTTACTTATGCGGATAAGCTGCTCTATCTCTGAAAGCTCCTGATAGATAGCTCTCTGCATATAGGCAGCGTCAGACAGATCACTAATGCCAATACCTCTCACCACTGATCGCTTGGCCGGTAGGAACACTGCTGGGATTTTGCCTAATGGGTTGTTGATAGTTTCTAGCAGCTTCTCTGAATCGTTAGACGACTTAAACAGCTGAACAGTATCTTCCGTCCATACCCTGAAGTAGCTTTCGGTTAGCGTCTCATCTACGCGATCTACGGACTCTCTGATCTTTAGGTAGGTTAGTTTATGACGGCCACTTGCGCTGCGCTCATACTTCCAGTCAAAGACATTTTCTGGCGTGAACATATTAACGTAAGGGCGAATATCCTGCTCTAGCTCTTCTGCTCTAGTTCCCGCTGTAGACTTTGGCTTGTCAACCATTAGCCATACGCCACCATAGACGCTAGACCAAACCTGCGCTTCACGCATAAAAGCATTGAAGCTGCGGCCATCAAGATCACAATCTTTAATAAAAGCATCTAATGTTGGGTTGTTTTGCAAGCTGTTGTAGGCTCTGGTCGGTGGAACTCGCCACAAAAAGCTGGAGTAGATATGGACAATATTAGAGCAGTGATTATCCATCGGGGTCAGGTCTAGCCTGCGGTTATATTCGTCCTTATCTTCTGATATATAACGGGTAAGGTAAGCCCCGTTAATATAGTCCTCTCCACCCATATAGGAGCGCAGGTAGAACTCCCATCGAGTCTCATTGTTTTTATATTCTGGGTGCGTGTCTGTAAGTTGTCTTGCCATCAAGTCCACCTTGTAGGTTGTGGTGCTGCATAATCTGTGCGAACAGGAAACAAATATTCTACCAAGTAGCCAAGGGCATCATTCATATGGTCGAAGCCGTCGCCTTTGTTTGGTACGCTTGTTCCTTCCTTGTAAGTCTGCCTCTCCAAGCTCTTAATAGTCTGCTTGCATTTTGGGCTGATATACAAATGCCGCTCACCATCGCCAGACAGTAAACGACTATTCACCGCATTGATCCTATCCCGAACCGCTGCGTGTGAGTTCTTAGCCTTAACGCTAAATCCTGCGTTTTGTAAGATCGACAAATCAGTGCGACCACCAGCAGATGTTTTCCGCTGTCTTGATGCTGGGTCTGGATAGATAATAATGTTCCGGTTCGGATAGCGATTATGTATTTCCGAAACCATCTCATCAGTGTTTGATCCGAACATGACGATCTCGTCAACTGCATACAGCGTCCCGCCTTTACGAATACAGATAACGGCAGACATTGGATCAAGGTTAAAATCCATACCTATGTGGAGTGTACCATTATCATCAGGATAATCAATGACAGATAGCTCTCT